ACCCACTTTTTCACTCAAATCCTTTAAAAGCATTTCACTACCAGCAATTTTACCCGCATCGTAGCGTGTCTTACCATGATTATCCTTTATCGTTTCCAATTCATCATTGGAAAGGACACGGATGCCCTCTGGTAATTTAAAATCAACCTCTTCCTCGGTCGTGATAGCCTTTGTCAATTCCTCGACATCGAGTTTTAGCGTTCCTGCCAATAACTCTATAACCTTTTTGTTCATATTTACTTAGTTTCAGATTCAATTACTGATTTTAAAAAGTCAGCTCTTTTTGATTGGTTGCTATGGTCTTGGGTAAATTCCACCCCTAACTCGGCAGCTTTTTCTTCTTGCTCCGATTTGTTCATTTTGTAAAGGTCTTTAATTTCAAAACCTTTTTCACTTTTTTCTTCTAAAAGAACGTACCTAATTTTTGTTTTTGCAGAATCAATGTTCATTACATCCGCAATTTCTTGGGTCGTCTTTACGATTTTAGTTCCTGTTTTTTCACCTTTTTCGTTTTTTCCTTCAAGAGGAAGCCATTCTCCCCTGTGGTACTCTTCAACTTTAAATTTCAGTTGTTCCATTTGATAATTGCTTACTTGTTATATAATTAATTAATAATTCCTTTAGTTCGGATTCTGTTCTGAATATAATCTCTTCGTCCAATAACGAATTTGACCATTCGATAAAATAGAGTTTTTTAAGTTTGTCCTTTTCGGGTATGCCCTGCATATTAAAAACCTTTTCACAACTAATTGTTGGGAATGGCTCAATTTTCATCAGTTTTTTTCTTTTTTTCAGTTCTATTGGGTCGTCTTGGTATTCCGCTTCTATGTACCTAGATTGTAAGTCCATTTTTGTTATTTCGCTAACGGGGTCACGGCTTACCTCTTGATATTTTTGTAGAATATCGTCGGGGCCTTCAAAAACATACCGCCTACCATAACTTACAGAAGATTCATATCTTGGGTTTCTTAACAGCACTATACCGTAACAATCCAAAAGAAACTTGTGCATCTTTGCAAATGTATAGCTCATGTCGCCCAACCTATCATTTACGGGTTGTGCATCTAAAAACCTACCTGTTGCAGTTTCCCTTTTTCCGCCAACTTCATAGGTCGTTCCCCACATTGCCCTGAACATTTCTTCCCTTTGGCTTTTTATGATTGATTCATAGAACCTTGCGGTTTCTAGGTCGGGGCTTTCAAATCCCATTATCTTGTTTAAGATTGGGTCGCCATCCTGTGGCATTGGTACTACCGTTTCATCACTTGGGTTTGTTCTGGTCTTGTGGCCTGTGCCACCACAACTTGAACATTCTTTTGATTCATATTCTTCAGGGCTTGAATTTGGTATTAATGTATGTATTTCGCCCTCTCCTTTACATCTTGTACACTCTTGGGCATAAGACCAATATCTAGGATAAAGGTGTGCAAGTTCATGAACGGTCATTACACTTGTGCGCCTTAACAAAGTGTCGGCATCATCCAATAAATCCTCTATAATACTTTCAAAAAGACCTGTGTTATTGTCTTTTTCGTCACCCAACACAAGTGCTGGCACAAATCCAAAATAGTTTGATATTGAAGCACTTTCATCTTCGTATATGTCATCAAACAACAACTTACCGCCTTCTTTTCTTTTTTCTTTTACAAAAATCCTATCGGATTCCGAATCTATTACCCTATAATATTTTTTTTCCAAATGATAGCCATTGGGAAATGTGTTACCATAACTATCAAACTTTACATTGTTCGTTTGGTTGAGAAACTTTAAGATGTCGTCCTCTTTTTCGTAGAACTCAAATATAATTGCATCGACCCTGTTCCCTTTTAATTCATACCACAATATTTCATTGGTCGGGATAACATGGGTTTCCAATTGTCCTTCTTTGTCTATATCAACGAACAAAATTCCGTTTGGATCAACAATAAATTCTTTTCTTACTTTTTTCTTTAAATATTTTTTAATATCAAGTCCATCGGCAACATCATTAATGTTTTCTTTTATTCTTGATATTTGTTGTTGTGGCAAATTGTAATTTATTGCACCCCCTTTTGCCGTAAATATTTTGTCCGTAGGTCTTAATATGAAAGAAAAATTAGACCTATTGCTTTTGGCAAGCTTTTCACGCAAGTTTTTTTGTGCAAGTGTTTCGTAGCTATCAAGTCTTTCAAGATATTCAACCATCCCCTTGCCAGTTATGTGCATATTCCTATGCGCTGCCTTTTTTCTAGCAAGCATCATTTTATCGGATGGCCCCGACTTAATAAGCTCTACAATTTTATCATTTTCCAAAATCATTGAAACAAAATTAACAAAATATACAATATAAAACTATTTGTTGCAAATATAACACTATATTGTTTCCCTTGGGGATGACGACATTGTTCTTCTTTTTGTTCCTTTTAGGTCAAACCAAGAGCGCATCATTATCATATCACGCCAATCGGGTGATCGTCCAATATCGCTTTTTATGTCGCCTTTTGACTTGCAGTCCAATTTTCTTGTCGGGTCTTGGTCGCCTTTTGATTGGATTTGTTTAAATTCTTCTTTTATTTCCCTTTTTTCATCTTCGGTCAAATCAGCTTCTATCCACATTTTGGCATCATTGATTATATCGGCCAAATAATAAAGGCATTGCACCTGTAAATTTCTATAATTCTCTGTTTTGCCTCCTTTTTTTATGGGTCTGGCGTTGTTGTTGAAACTTCTAGCCCCCGCCCCGTCTGCGACACCTCCCCCCACTCCATCAGCATCTACCAATACCCTAGTTCTAGGTATTTTGTATTTAAACCTAAGCGTTCTAATGGCAAGTTCCACGTCCGTTGTTTTTGAAATATCAAGGCTTATGCAATGTTTCAATATCCACCCGTCCCAATATCCTATTCTGGCTTTATCACTTCCGAAACGTGCAACGTCCGCTGTAATGTATTTTTTTCCTCCTGAAACATGGTTGTTTTCAAACACGGCATCTACCATGTCATCCTCGGTAAGTTGGTATGGGTTATCAATATAGTCCCAATCGCCAAGGTACAATCTTTTGTACATTGATGGTTGTGTGTCTTTTAGTTTTAAAAGACTGTTTGCGTAACTTTTGGGAATAAATGGGTTATCCGTTACGAGTGCTGGCAAAAATCTCCTTCCTTTTTCAAGTTCCCCTTTTGTCCATTTGTCGTAAAACTGTGTTTTTGGCCATCCGTTACTTGGGTTACAAGTATAAAATATAACTTTTTCAAGTCCGTATTCCTCGTTCATGTGCCTTCCTGCCCTTGTGTACATTGCAGCGGCTCCTTTTGCATGGACTTGACCTACTTCTTCAATCCAACCCCCTGTGTATTCTGTACTTCCAACTCCTTCAAATTCAGGGTCACTTGGTTTGTAGCTTATTTCGACAAAATTTATATAACTACCGTTTCCAAACTCAATGTAATATTTTTGGCCGTTGAATTTATAATCTTCAAACCCATATTCGTTACATACTTTCTTAAATGTAACCAACACGGATTCCAATATGTCGCTCAATCTGTTCCGTGCAATGAACCAACGAGTTCCGGGATAGTTATAGCACATGAACAATATCCATGAACATCCGACCCAACTTTTACCAGGGCCTGCGGCACCACCAAACATAAATTCTACTTCTTGTCCAGATGTAAGAATTTCCAAGGCTTCTTTTTGCTTTGGATTTTCCTTTATTTCCCCATCATCTAGCCTTCTATAAATAAATTCAAAGTTTCTTTCCTTAAAAAGTTGCGCCCTTATCTTAAAAGGGTCTAACTGTGATAGTATTTCAACTGTTTGGTTGTCGGTCATTTTTTAAATGAATTAGCTATTAGGAAAGATTTTATCCATCTTGGGGGTTTTTTTGTTGAAACGGTAAGCACTTGGAAGCTTTGCGGGCTTATTTCAATTTCTTTGCAAAATTCTTCAACTGTCATGCCATTGGCATCCAGTATTTCATAAAATTCGTTCATTGTCGGTGTTTTCATAAAGGTTAATTAAAAACGGCTACTTTTTTAGGGCAGCCGTTAATTTAGATTAATCATAATGTTCTATTTATTGGTTGGGTTCGTTCCCACATTGTAAAATTACATAATTATATTTATAATATGCAAGTTTTTTTTGATTGTATTTTTTTAAGTGGTAATTTAGTGGTGAGTTCATAATTATTTGTTTGGTTGTTTAGAAAGAGGAGTTGCTAGGCTCCTCTTTTTTTCATTCTTTTTATGATTTCTTTTTTTGAAAGTGGTGGATTAAAGTATTTTACCCTTCCTTTGATGTATGTAGCCATTAATTCTAGGTCGAAAGCATCAATTAATAACAATATTTCTTTTCTTTTGTGCTTCACATTAATTTGGTTTTACAACTAATATTCTGACATTTAAGAAGTTATAGGTCAGGCGTTGCGTTTAATTTGTGAAATTCTTCTACTGAATCAAATCCCATTTCTTTTACTAATTCTTCCATAATTTTAAATTTTTGTCAATTAATAAATTTACTTTTTATGCCAAATGTAAACACATTTGTTTACGCTTCAATTTTTATACTTAGCCGTTGTAGTGCATCATCTAATACTATCTATATGTTTATCGACGTCTTTTATTTTGTCCATGTTAGGCTTCGCTTTTTTGATTGCTTCGTCTAAATTAGATGACGTACCCTTCGGCACAACAACATCGGCTATGGTTGATTTTTCAGCTAACTCTATTGCTACTTTTTCAAAGTCTGCTTCAAATATAGCTTTGTGTTTTCCATGTACTTGTATGTCTACTTCAAAACTTGCTTTTCTTAATATTTCTTTTATTTCTATAAGTTCCATAATAATTTTGATAAAAACGGCAGGTAACAACGGCTACAAATAATAAACCCTTGCCACCACACCGCTAACTCTTACTTGTTTTTTTGTTCTTCAATCCAATTTTCCACATCAGCGTGATTAACGTTTTTTAAAGATTCTTCTACGCTTAAAGGATTGTGCATCCCTAAACGTATTGCTTCTTTATAAGATTCCACAAATCGGCTTTTGCGTTTTTCAGACAGCAAGTAAGAACCGAAACTCACAAGGTCTTTTCTATTGAAATAAGTTACCATTTTTCTATATTTTTCAATGGTTACTGCCTACTCTATACGGGATTTTCGGCTTCCTCCCATTCCTTAGTTATGAAGTTTGATTGATTTTCACCGTTTTAAAATATTTCGATTTATCCCCACCCAACCAATCCGTTATCGTAAAAAAAGTCTCCATTGTTATCTTCTTGTGATGCTGAATCCGAAACAAAGTAGACCGGCTCCAACCTTTCTTCCTGTCCAGGTAACGTTGTGGCATTCCTATCATGTTCAACCTAACAAGTATATCAGCGTGTAATAAATCATAATCTAAAACAGTTTTTGTCATATCGTTCAGTATTTAATTGTTTCAAAGCGTTCATATATCTACTTACCCGAAGGGTCGTTTTTTTCCAAAGCATTTTCAACAACCCTAACAACC